CGGTCCCTGCGCCCATCTGGGCCGCTGCCAACTTCACATTGGTGTCGTCAACCTCCCTCTGCAAGCGGGCGATGTCCGCGTTGATGTTCTCGACTTTCAGGGCCTGCAGCGCATCGGCGTTGCCCTTCTTGATGTCTTCGAGCTGCTTGGTGTGCTCCTCCTTGAAGGTAGCGAAGGCCCTGTTGAGTGCTTCGACCGTGGCCTTGATGTCACCCGGAGGGCCGCCGTCTGCGCGAACGGCAATGAGGCCGCGCGGGACGGGATTCGCGGAAGCCTTGGCAGCGACCGCATCGACGGCGGACGCATAGGCGGCACCGGCAGCCAGGACGGAAAGCGCGGCAACAGCCGCGAGAGAGATGAGAGTGCGTTTCATGGTTAGACCTTGAGGGAGTTGGTGAGAGAAAGCAGCAAAGCTGCGGTTTCGCCAGCGCCCGGCATGGCGGCTTCAGAGGCAGCGCCCGGCGTGCCAGTGAAAAGGGACTTGAAGGCGTCGCGGCGGGAAGTGCGGGAATGCCCGGCACGCGCCATCGATGCTTCGATCAGCGCAAGGGCCTTTTTGCTGCCCTGCGCCTTGGTGTCTTGGGTGATGTCGGAGCGCTCGATCAGGCCCGTGGCAAAGCCGTCCTCGACCGCCTGCGCGGCACCGATCCAGGTTTCCTTGTCCATCAGCGTGGCGGTCTCGGTCTTCGAGAGACCCGTGCGCGATGCGTAGACCTGGGCCATTGCGTCATCGAACGGCGCCAGCCGCGCTGCGGCGTCAACCATGTCATGGCGATTGCCGATGGCGACAGCCCATGCGTTGTGGACCATCAGGAACGCACCATCGCCCATCAGGATCTCGTCGCCGGCCATCGCGATGACGGAAGCCGCCGATGCTGCCAAGCCCATCACGCGCACGGTGACCTTGGCCTTGTGCTCGCGCAGCATGTTGTAGATGGCGACACCCTCGAAGAAGTCGCCGCCGGGCGAATTGACATTGACCGTCACGTCACGGGCGCCGATGCTGCGCAGTGCCGCGCTCATGCGCTTGGCCGTGAAGCCCTGGCCGTCCCACGATTCGCCGATGGCGTCGTAGATCGAGATCGAGGCATCGCCCTCCGTTGCGGCACGCACTTCCGGCTGCCAGCGCTCGAGCGCGTCGGGGCGAACGTCGAACTGTGCGGCGCCCAGGCGATGGTCGGCCGGGATTTCAGGCAGGTTCAGGAGGCTCATCGTTGTTCCTTGAAGCCGGCTTGCCCGGCTGGGTCATCGGGTTGCGCAGTGCGTCGGTTTGCGGGTCGGCAGATTTCGGGAGGTCGGACAGCTCACGCACCTCGTTCTGCGACATCCAGGGCGCTTGGCCGCCGGCGCCGAGCGCCTTGGAGAAGAAGGCAGCCTGGTCAGCCAGCGTGCCGCGCAGCAGCGCGCCTTCGTTGAACTTGTATTGCAGGCGTCCGAGTTGCTCCTCGGGAAGAAGGCAGCGCGCGGCTGCCTGCTCCCAGGACACGAACCAATGCGATAGCCCGTACTGGATAAAGAAGATCGCCAACTGCTGAATGCCGCTGCCCCAGCTCGTGTCATCCATCATCAGAAGCGGCCTGGGCACGCCGTACATGCGCGCGGCTTCCTCGATCTGGTGGTTTCGGTTCTCGATCTGCTGCGACTCGGATGCCGTGCTGGCGAACTTGTTAGCCTTCGCGTTCTCCTCTAGCAGCATCCAGCGGCCGGCGTTCTCCGCGCCCGTGTAGTCGGTGTCGAGCGACGACTTCATCCGGTTGTAGGCGTTCTCGGAAAGCTCCTTCGGAACTTCGATGGCACCGCCCGCCATGACACCGGTCTTGAACGTCCGCGACGCCGCGCGCTCCGCCTGCTCGGCCAGCTCCAACGCATCGCGACCCAGCTTGACACGCGAGATTCCGTTAATGCCGTCAAGCGACAGATCGCGCAGGTGAAACACTTCTTTCGCCGGCAGACTGATCTGATTGCCGTCGGGCGTCGTGTAGTCGTACTGCATCTGCCAAGCGCTATTCAGACGCGGCTTGGTCGAACCACGATCCATCGGGATCAAGCGGATCGGCCGGCTGCCCGACCAGATCACGCGCGCGAAGGACTGTCCGTCGAGCAGGGCCCGCAGTTGCAAGAGGCTCTTGAACTCGATGGGCGTCTGCCAATCGTTCGGCTTGTATTTCAGCAGCCGGTGCGCCGGGTTATCGCTTTGCACCTGCTTCTTGTCGTCGCTGCTCTGCAGATTCACCGGCAGCATGCCGATCGATTCGGAGATCAGCGTCACGCAACGCAGCACCGCCATGTTCCGAAGGCTGCGGTCACGGGCCGTATCCACGCCGGCCGTGGTTCCGCCGCGGATGTACTCCAACAGCGCCGGATCGTCGAGGCCGCTGAACTGATGCCCCTGCGAGGCCTCCGCGCGCGGACGCGACTGCACCTCCGACGCATTCGAGCGCCGGAAGAAGTCGAGAATCTTCATTCAGTCGGTCCTTACGGGAAGCGGATGCCCCGGGTTTCGTAGACTGAGTTGCCTCGCGCCTCGGGGTTGAGCGACAGAAGCGTCACTGCGTTGAACGTGGCCATCAGCGGGTCGATCTTTGCGGTGCCGGAGGCCTGCTTCGTGATCACGATGGCGTTGCCCTTCGGCTCGACCTTCGCGTTGCCGACCGACCAAGCCATCAGGGGCTGACCGCCATGGATCAGCGCGCCCTCGGCGAGTTTTCGTTCGGTCGTCTTGATCGCGCCGGTCATCTTCCAGCCCTGGCTGATGCCAATCACCTTCTCTTCAGGCACCTCGGCCTCCACAAGGGCATCCAGGATGCCGCCCAGCCCCGCCGGGTCGCAGCCGATCTTGTCCAGCAGACCCGATGCCTCGCACTGAGCGGCGACATCAGCCACTCCCGCCACGTCTTCACCGATCGCGCTCACCAGGATCAGGTCGCCATCCTTGGCGAAGTCCTGCAAGCGCGGGGCAATCTCCTTGCGCCGTTCGAGCACCGAGGGATGCGCCCACGCACGGGTCCACAGGAGCCAACGCTTGCGCAGAACCGTCTTGGCCGGCACGACGACTTTCACTTCCTCGTCGAAATGCTCCGGGATCAGGAATTCCTCGGCCTTCCTGCGCCGGCCGGCCACCGCGGCGCCGAGCAAGTCGTCCAGACCACCGCCGTCGATTCCCATGTCCACCACTTCGCACTCGTCGAGCAGTTGCTCGAGGGTCAGACCAGGAACCTCGGCTCGTGGCACCCAGAAATCGGCACCCGCCCAACGGTCGGACCGCAGATTCATGCCGATCTCGACGTTCAGGTGCTTGGCCAGGAACTCCTTGAAGTCCTTCTCGCCGCCCTCCAGCGCCTGGCTGTGCAACTGCGTGATGCGCGCAATATCCACCGACGCGCCCCAGTTCGGGTTCGTCACGTAGGCATTCGCCAGGTCCTTGTGCGCTCCCGCATCCAGCATGGACTGCGGGAACTCGTAGATCACCGGCAGGAAGCGCGGATCCTTGATGAGCCCATCGCGCACCTTTCGCGCGTAGCTCAGTTTGTCCTTGAACACTCCGGCCGGCGGCTCGGCCGACTGTGTGGTGGCGTAGATCACGAACCCATCGGGCCGCGATGTCAGACCACCCGTGGCCTCCAGCAGCATGTTCGAGGCCTTGGCCTGCTTACCGAACTCGTGCAGTTCGTCAACGAAGACGAACGAGGCCTTCTTGCCCGAAACCGTGTCGCTGTCTGCGGCCACCACCTTCAGTGTCGCAGCGTTGTCACGGTGGGTGATGGTGCGGAAGTAGTCCTGCACCTTCAGCATGGCCGCTAGGTCATCGTCCGCCTTGATCATGTCGCGGATCGGCTTGTAGCTGTTGTCCGCGATCTCCTTGGTTGGCGACAGGATCAGCAGTTCCGCCGACGGGCGCCAGTTCAACACCAGCGCCGTCAGCATGATCCCGGCCGCAGCGGTCGATTTCATGTTCTTCTTGCTGACCATGAAGAAGAACTCGTTGATCAGCCGGCGCCCTTGGTCGGCGTCATAGGATCCGAAGATCGCGCGTACCCAATCCTTCACCCAGGGCAGGCAGGCCTCGCGCATGGTCGGCTGACCAGCCACATCCACCAGGACCAGGCCGCCGAAAACATCC